TAGCTGTTGCGCTAGCTGAATTCATAACAGACGATACTCCGCCAATGTATGTGTTAGGTTGTTGTTTTCTTGCTCCGCTTGAAAAAACAGGGTTGAATTGTCCAAATCCTATCAGGGGCAAAAAGAGCAATAAAAAATACTTTCTCATAATCTAATAGTTTATTATCGATAAATAATCGATTGTTCCATTGCTCCATAAAACAGCTCTACTCCCCGCTATTCCATTTAATACGGCAGTGCCGTCCAATTGTACCAAAGTACGCCCAGAGCCTTGAACAAATGTAATTGCTGCGCTTCCTGCTTTTCCATAAGAAGCCGTAACGCCTCCGTTACAAGTGATATTAATTGCGCTTGCCCCGTTATCAATAACAACGTGTCGCCCATTCTGACCTAGCCCTCCTGCATTTGTAGTTGCTGTCGTAATGCTTACAGCTGTAGTAATTGTAATTAATGGAGTTGTTTTAGTTTCTACAAACGCACTCGTAACTATACTGGTGTCATTGTCTCCTATCGCTGGTGTTGGTGCTTTTGGATCGCCTGTGAATGTTTGGCTGTTTATGTCTGCTTTTAAATCTAACTGCCCTTTACGCACTAATTGATTACTTGTTGTAGCGTCAACTGTTGCACTTGCTGACCCTGTGACTTGTAATGCATCTATATTGTTATTTGTAAAAGTACCGCCGTTTTGAATAGCTACTTTTCCATCGTCATATATTTGCATTTTAGCAACCCCCCTTACTTGAAAAATATGACCATTAGCACCAGCACCTAAAACAGTATTTGCTAAATCTGTAGTTGAGTTATATGCCAGCGGTTTTGCGGGATTAGACGAGTAACTTGAGATTATATTATTAATCCCGTTAAGGTCAAATCTAAGTTCTTGGGCAGTGTCTACAAATCTCTGTAGGTTTAAATTTCCTAAAAGGTTCAATGCGTAATTTCTAACCCCCGTAAAAGCTCCATTATTGAAATTCCCTGATATTCTGACAGTCGATAAAACATCATTATTTGCAGTAGCATTAACTGTTCCGCTTACCGCAAAACTTCTACCAAACTGGAAAGGTCCTGTTATATTGTTTGAAATATTTATTCCTGTAGAGTTTTCAAACATAGAAGTATCGCCCATTTTTCCATCAGGTTGCCACTTTATAAAAGTATTAGAACTACCCGGGCCTCCTACATCAAAATATCTAGTCTGTTTAGGCGCTTTTAATGAGTTTTCTACATAATCAGCAATCATCGCATACCCTGTATCGTTTGGGTGTGTAGTATCAGGAATGTAAGGGCTACCGTAAAAAATACCTGACCCAGCGTTTGTGTCTATTACAGGAATAGATAAATAATTGGCGATTGCTATTTCAGCTTTTATATACTGCTCGTAAGCTGGTGTACTCGTCCAGTTTGTTTGCGTAGGTGTTAGAACATATATTTTAGCATCAGGAAAATTCCTTTTAATAGTTTCTAAATTAAACCTAAACGCTTCCGTAAACGACAATGTCCTATCTAGTGACGCAAAAGTCTTGCCCAAAACAGTTGTAATATTTCCTAAAGTACTAACAGTTCTATCGTTTATGCCTATCATAACGGTAATCATGTCCGTCCCTGCGGGAATAGCCGTTACTTGCGTGTAAAGTTCAGGAGCACCACCGCCCGGCATGGTTCTGGCACCGCTTTGAGCTAGTTTTGTAAAAGATTTGAAGCCTAATCTAGCGTTTATAATATCTAAATATCCTGTTGTGCCTGTTGTGCTTCCCGCTCCATAAGTAACACTATCACCTAATCCTACTAAGTCTATTACTGACGGTTGTATTACATTCGTTTGTCTGTTAATTGCGTCAACTGTTCCGTATTTCACGCCTGTACCATCAGGTACTAACGAGTTTTGCTTGTTTACCGTGTTTTCCTTTCCGATATTCAAAGTATTCAAAGCGTCTGCTACATTTGCGCCAACAACTCCGCTATCGTTTACCGTTGTGCTTGCTCTTGATGAAATTGGCACATCTAAATACGAATTATAAGAACTGCCATAATACACCGATTGAGTAATATTCGCGCCTGCGGTTCCTACTTTTTCAGCTGATACATGGTAACGTATTCTTTCACCAACTGCTACGGATAACGGACTTGCTAGATTGCCAGATACAGGCACGTTTGTAACGCTCCCGTCCACTAAAGTAAGTAGCCCACTGTCAAGTATTGTAATCACCGTAACACCTAAACTCCCAACGGGCGCGCCTGTGATACCTGAAGCTATCGGAGTACCGTTATTGTCGCACTTGTACAGCTCCACTGTCCAGCGTTGTTGCGCTGAATTCGGAGAAGTGCTAGCGGATAGATTGCCAGCGTAAACACCTACAGGGAATATAGTAGCTGTTGCAAATGGTATTCCTATTAAATCTTGTGCAAAATAAGTTTTTACATTATCGTTATTAACTACGTTTTGGATTGCGCTCGCTACGCTTCCTTTGCCTGTTGCGTTGGTTAAATAAAACGTTCCTGCTGTTATCGTAGTAGGATCAGCTGTAAACCAAACACGGGTTGATATTCCTGCGGTAGTAGCAACGATAGTTCCTATTTTTGCATCCAATCCTGTTATATGACCGCCTAACGTTTGTGTAAGCACACTATAATTTAACGGCACGTAAGGAATCGGTAAATTTGTAGGTGTCATTTTATTAACCAAACCATCCGATTCTAAAACACCAACTTCTAGAGCTGTTGTGCTAGTTGCGGGTGTTTTAATCTTTAACGTGTTGGTTGTAGTATTTCCAAACGTCGGATTTTGAAGCGTTTGAGCTTGTGTAAATCCTGTAATAAGTAATAATAGTAAAATGTATTTTTTCATGTTTATATTGGTTTAAATAAAAATATTAAAAGATCCTGCTGATAAAGGAAAAGCAAAATTTAATACAGATCCTGTTTGCGTCCATTGTGCTTTGGCTTGTGGTGATCCATCCCAAAACCATGATTTAACTAAAGCTGTAGTTTCTATATCGTGAGAAGTTTCTCCCCCTGTAGCTGTAAATTCTATTTGTTCTGTCAACCCTGTTGCGGTTAGTAAGTTATTCAAAGCATCCGTAACCGTAACGCCTGGTACACTAGAATTATTTACAACATTATCCGATTCCGTGGCAGGTTCTTCAGATGCATCGATCCAAACAAAACCATTCCATTGCCAAAGTCTAACGGGTAAGCTGTCAATATCCAACTGCATATAAAAATCTGCATAATTATATGTTGGCGGTGGTGTTAAATTTGGATCATCAATTCCGGTGTATAGCTGAATCCCGTTATTTACTAAATCATCGAAGTTTTGTTTTAATGAATTAATTGCTTCAACAACGCTATTCTTTTCGTCTGTTGTTAATGTATCTAAGTCGCCAATGTTATTATTAGCAAAATCCAACATTACATTTAGAACGGCATTTAATACTGGTCCTGTAATCTCGTTGTTACCATTAGCTACAATGTAATCGTTTATTTGCTGTAAAGCAGTTGCGTAAGTCGGTGTAGCCATTATTAATAATTATTAAAGTCGTTATTAAAATCATCATTGAAATCTCCATGAGGTGTAAATACAACATCTTGAAATAAATTATCAAAGTCATTTGGACCACCTTCATAAATAAAAGGCAATTCGTCCTCCAATGCTTCGGATAATGAAACAAGTTTTATAATTGCGCCACCGTTTGCATTTTGAGGGTCATAAGTATAATTACTCGTTGTCATTCCAAACTCAAAACCATATATCTCTACCGTTCCGTCGTACAGTTGTAAAGCAACAAAATAATCCGCATTGTCTAATTGTTGAAGTGTACATTTAACCTTTTGATTTACTCCTAAAACATTTATCGTAACTCCATGTAAGTATTGAGGTATTCCGTTTACAACTGATTTTTCAACTGTTCCAAAAATAGTTGATCCGTTTTCGGTCATTGAAAATAAAAAGCCGGACAAATCTTCTTTTAAATTAAATAATACTTTGTAACGACATTCATAAACTCCCTCGATAGAAACTGTACTCGTTAATATTTGTTTATTTAAAACGTCCGCACGATTAACCAAAACGGCTTGTTGGTAATAGTTTTTTATAACATTACCACAAGATAAATCTAAGCCGTTTCTTAATTTTTCGCAACTCATTATTTATTTACATTTGAAGATCTGAAACCGTAACCTTTTGCCTTTGTGCCTCCGCATTTATCAGAACCGCATCCGCATTTATCAGTAGGACAATGTGTGTAATCGAAAATAGTTGTGTTTTGACAAATATACCTTTGTGTTCTTTCAAATGAAATTAAACCCATGTTTCGATATTTGTCTGCAAAATTATTTAACGCTTTTTGATCTATTGGTATTGAAAATTCATTTGTTTTTTGAACTAATCCAGTAGCAGTGTCATTGAATCCGTTAAGCATAACATAACGAGCATACGAATAATAAGCCATTATTTTATAAATTCCCTCGAATGGTCTTAATTTACCGCCACAATCTGTATAATTACCACCGTCTAATAATGCTTTTTTATCTGTGTAATTAATGGGTTGTTCTGGCTTTGGTTCGGGAGCATCATCATAAGCAATAATTTCATCATTTATCTGCTCTATTTCAATCCAGAAATCACAAAACAATTCCGCTAAATCAAAACTAGAGGCTTCGTTTTCAGATACACATAATTTTGATAAGTCGCAATGCTTTGCGAGTATTCCAATGCAATTATATTGGCTAGGTAGTAAGTTCATTTGGATCAATTTTTTCTGGACTACCCAAAAGCGCATCTGCAACCTCCATGGTAAAGCCGTAAATTTCTGTAAATATTGTTATAGCACTATTGTAATCAGTCAATCCTTGCGCAAAAGATTGCTGAACTTGTAAAACCCCTTGGACACCTCCTACAGAACCTCTTAAACTTGCCTGAGCTTCTTTCGTAGCATCGTCAACTACAACTTCCTGAACACCTTCAACTACTTCTTTTATTGAAATATCAACAATAGGAATAATTTTACACGGGAAACCCAAATAGGTTAATGTATCTTCAATTTCTTTTCGCTCATCTTGCGTTTGCTCGGTATAAAACTTCTTCATTTCTAAATAAGTTTCTGATTGAGTTCCGAAAATTGATGATTCTGCCTTAACCAATTGAGCGGGGATATTATTTGCTTGAGAATAAATATTATCTCTTACGTAATTTTTAGTTTCAGATGCTAATTTGTCATCAAATTCAGCTTTTACCTGACCTACTTTAAAAACCTTTTCAACTTCTACTCCCGTTTCTAATGCTAAATGATAAGTTCCTCCAATATTTTCAGAACCTAACCATTTTGCAATATCTTCATTAACTGCTTTTTCATCTTCTGTATCTAAACCAGATGTAACAACATAAGTTTTACCTAAAAATCCTGTTCTTACGCTTCTATTTATGTACATTGCATATCTGTACTCCCAATCCATATCATTATAAACAGCGTCAAAAGGAGATAGAGCGTATTTAAATTCAGGTGTTAAGTTCATGTAATAAACCTGACCACGATAATAAGGCAACATAACAGCTAAATCAACTTCAAGTTCTTTTGGTTCGGTTGCTAAATAATCAGCCTTTATTTGAGCTAAAATTACTTCAGGGTTATTATCAAAAGGATAGTACCATTCGCCCGTATATGCTTTTGTAGATTTACCAAAACCTTTCTTTTCAATAGAACAATCTTTTAACCAATACTTTGATATATAATCGTTGTCATCTTCTTTCCCGATTCTTGATTTAGTATATTCTAAAATATCAATTGTAGGTTTTAGAACTGCATTTTCTAATGTTTGACCAATATGAAAGAATGTTCCGTTTTGTCTTGAAACATCAACTGCTGACATTCTAACAACCTTTGAAAGTTTATAGTTTTTATCAGGATTAACAACGGTATCATTTTCAACTCCTTTACCCGAAATGTATTTAGCAAAAACTTTAGATGCAGATTTACCTGAAGGACTATTTAAAATAGCTAATTCAATCTCATTTGGATAAAGATTATTTTGCCCGTTATAATAAATAGATTCGTCTTTATTCTCTTCTAAAGGGAAAAATCTTCGGTACAATTCAACGAAAGTAGCTCTGAATTTTCCAACTGGTATTTTAGGTAAATCCATTATTTACGTTTTTTAGGACCACGTTTTTGTTTAGACATTGGCGTTTTTTCAGCAGATATAACAGTATTCGTTTCTATAATTTTAGAATCTACTTTTGTTTGTGTAAACTCTAAATCTAAATTAAGTCCAAATGGATTTTTAGCCTGTTTATCATATTCTTCAATTATCATGTCTACTGAAACTTCAACAGGAAAATTAAACATTTTTACACGTTCTTTATTTTCTTCTTCAGTACCGTTTGAAATAAATTCTTTTATAAATTCATCAGTTAAAATATTATCATATTGGCGGTATGTTCTACCGTTTTTTTTATACGTTAATATTTTACCCTGAATTTTTTTAATCTGTATAGTTTTCATAGGATTTACTTTTTGTAAAGTTACCGATTTTTTCGAATACTTTAAAACTAATTTTTGCCAATCCGTGCCAAAGGAACATCCGGCACAATTCGGCACTCTTCCAAAGGCTTCTTTGAAGAATTCCAAATATAAATGCATAAGGTTAGAATCTCTTCTAACCTTAGCTTTATCTAATAATATAAATTCATTAATTGTCATGATTTACACACTTGGCGCACCGTTATCGAAATTAGAATCGAAATCCGCATTTTCAGAGCCTGGAGGCGTTGAGTTATAAACTAAAGGAACATAATTCTCAGGTGCAATGTCTAAAGAAGATAAAACAATTGCAGTACCTCCACCGCCTTCTTGAACATCATACGTGAAATCTCCTGTAGTTAAACCGTTTTCGAATCCGTAAACCTCAACAGTACCATCAGTAAATTGATAAACAACAACGTATTTCCCCTTACTCAATGAATCCAAAATACATTTTGCTTCTTCTGTAGATCCTACAATTAAAAGCTGTGCATTATGTTTATATTGAGTAAAACCTAAATCAGATAATGTTTTATCAAAATATCCTTTATAAGAACTTCCTGATTCTGGACCGGTGAATCTAAATCCTGTTTTACCATCTTTCAAAGCAAACTGAACGTTATAAGCGCAATCTGGATCTTCCGAAGTAGGAACGCTTAAAACAACTGATTCTGGATCAATATCTGCTTTATTAATTACAACCGCTTGTTGGTAAAATCTACGGGCAGGAGCAACACAAGATGCATCCTGACCGTTTTTTAATGTACCACATATACTTGCTACTGCCATTTTATTTGTTTTTTAAGATTAAACACTTGGCGAAGCTGTTTCAGCACCAATGTAAACATATTGATTAGTTACTAATGCAGAACCTACATTTGCACCACCTTTGATATAAATTTGGTCATCGTCTTTTGAATACCAAATATCGAAAGCAGGTAATTGATCTAATTCAGTTGTTCCGATTAAGATATTTGTATCATTAGTCAATAAAGCTCTGTATGGATTTCCTAAAGAAAAAGCATTAATAACACCATCAAATTCTCTGTGAACGTGTACGGGTATTCCAAAAATTCTTAATTGAGCATCAACAGAATAAGTTCTTTGAGCAGTTAAGCCATCAGCAGAAAAACACTCACAGTTGATTCCTGTTCTGTCTCCCATTCCGTTTAACCAAGAAACCAAAACCGCTGCCATTGCTTGTGTCATTTCAAAACGAGCTGTTGCAGGATTCCACCAAGGTTGCAAAGATGCATATTCGTAAGCTTTTGTTAAGTAAGCATACAAAGCAGGACCAGTTAAACCAGTTCCAGCAACATTCTCATCAACTTCAATTTTATAACCGTCCATTGCTTCGGCTTGCGTGAAAATACCGTCAGCACCTTCAAGATAATCGTTTGAGCTTGCAGAATCGGCAAACCAAACTCTACGCCAAATCGCAGCCTGTAAATTCTTTTGGAATAAATCAACAATATATTGCATCAAAGAACTGTTCAAATCAGCATCTCCGAATAAGCGTTTGTGTTGATTCCAGAAAAGCAAAAAGTTTTCGTCAAAAGTATTAATACAAATAGGAATTTTACAAGCAATCATGGCCGTTTGCCATGCTTTAGTTGAAAAACCTAAATCTAAATCACATGAAGGAATAGAACAGTTATTCGTTGCTTTTACAGGGAATGCGCCATAATTAGGTGCGTTATCCAAAATAGGGATTAAAGCACCTGGGCGAATACCAGTTACTATCTGATGTCCATCTGCAATATCTCCAACCTCGAAAGTGCTGGTGTAAATTGCTTTTGAAATATCGATGTTGTCAGCAGTTACAAGGTCAGTAACCAAGGCTAAAACCGCTGTGTCAAAATTTGTTGTAATTGCCATTTTATTTTTGTTTGTTTAAGTTAGCGATTGCTTTTGATGCGTTACTTACAGCAGGTGCAGGTGTCGCAGGTGCAGGATTTGGTTTCCCTGCTACTGGGGCAGGTCTTGAACTTGCTTTGTATCCTGCAATTAAAGCGTCTTTAGATTTGTTTTGAGTATCTAACTCAACAGCTTTATTTGATACCGCTTCTAATTGTTCAGTAAGTAATGCAATAGTCGCGTTTGCTTCTGCTAATGCTTCTGCGTTCGTGTCAGTTTCATCTTCTGACTGTATTTCTTGCAACTCTCCCGCAATAAATACATAAGTTTCTCCATCGGGCATAATAAAACTGCCATCTGCATCCATGCCATCATAGTAGGCTTTATCACCAACTTTTATAACGGCATCGTCTTCCAATTCGTAAAAGTCTAGTTCTTTGCCGTCCGCAGTAGAAACCACTTTGTTTGAGAACTGACCTAAAAACTTAGCTACTTTGTTATATAGCGTTTGTGTTTTTTTATTCATTTGTTTATTATTTGTGTTAGTACTATTATATTTTGCCACTGCGATATACTCTTTTATTTCTAAGCCAAATTTTTCAATCTCTTGATTGGTCATCATTCGATCCTGTTTCATTAAAGAAATAGCTTCATCGTAAGAAAATTTAGTTTCTGACGCATATATGTTCGCTATTTTAATTTCTTCGTCTTTAAGAACTTTAACCGCTTCTATTAAATCCTCAGCATATCCACCAGCCTCTACACTAGGCATGTGGATTAAAACATTGTTTTGAGCATAAGCATATCTTTGTCCTTTTTTTCCCGCTAACATTATTACGCTTGCAATAGAAGCCACCATTCCAACAGCAACTGTCTCAACTCCTTGCGGTAAAGACTTTAAATAGTTATAAATAGCACGACCCTCGTAAATAGAGCCTCCTGGAGAATGTATGTTTACAACAAGAACTTTAGAGTTGTCAGTGTTTTTAACAGCATCTACAACACTTTGAAGTGTTATTTCTACCCCAACCTCTCCTATTAAATATATTTCGTTGCTCTGCATTAGTAAATTTTTTATAAAATTACATTACAAATACAATGTAATTTGTAAAAAACATTGTCAAAATATTTGGTCAATTGAAATGGTTTTGTATATTTGCATAGCGTTAAGGTGTAACTGGTCGCATTGAAGTCTCATAAACTTTACGGGCGGGTTCGAATCCCGAAAACGCAACTAAACAACGTATGAAGTGATACGTATCTAATTAATAACCTAAAGCACCTTTTAACCGAGGTGCTTTTTTAATTTAAATAATTATGAAAATACTAATCCTTATCCTAATTTTATGTACAGGGTGTAAAACGTACTATCCCAAAGGGTGCAAAATCACTACTCCCAACGGCAATTTTTACACCAATGATTTTATTGTTAAGAATGATTCAATTTTTATAGTAGAGTTTAATGGGGATAGTATAAGAAGAACTGGGATGTTTAAAGTAAGTGAAGTAACCATAGAAAATAATTAATTATGAAAACTAAAAAAATAGAACTAAGTATTGATTTTAAAGTAGATATTATTTCTCAGGAAGTTATGATAGGAATATCAGGATTGATTAATAAATATAATATTTACATACAGACTTCCGTAAATGATTATAACTCCTGCGATTTGTTTACTAAAAAAATAAGTGTCAAAGGCGAGTTCTACAACTTAGAACAGTTATTCGATTTCAATAAAGAACTTCAAGAAATATTAACATCAAAACAAAACCCGTAATTGTTAGTTACGGGTTTATATTTTTTTCCATGTCAACAATTGCCCTACGAACAGTATTAACCGATATTTTAAAATGAGTTGCAACAATCTGATATCTCTTCATTATTGCTGGTTCATAAGTAATCGATTTGTAGAACAAATAAATATCGTAGTCCGTCATTATTGATAACGGCATACGTCCAATCTTAACGAATGTTTTTACAATCTTCATGTTTGAACTTATGTAATCTGCTACTCTTGCCATTTATCGCATTTAGTTATTGATTGTCGTAATTTATAAGATAATATACAGAAGCAATCTCCACACATCTTATTCGTAAGTTCTGGAATGTTTTTATCTGTTACCTGGCATGATTCAATTGGTTCATCTTCATAATCATTGCAAGTTAAGCAAATTTCTTTTCTTTCAGAAGCTAATAATTCAATATCTAAATTCTCATTTTCGAAATTAAATTTACCCTCAAAAAAAGGTTCTATTCCATCTTCTATAATAGTAGATGCCTTGCCTTTTGCACTTTGATATTTATCTTTAAAATTTTGCATATAATTGTACGTTACGATTATCAGAGGCTTCTACCATTCCGTTTTTTGCGCCTTTTGCTGTTCCTGCTTCTGCGCCAATTGCAACAGCTTCCGCAATCATTAGTGCCAACTGTGAATTATTTGCATTATTATTCAAATCGTTTTGATTTAAAATGTTTGATGCTCCGTTTAATCCAACACCTCCACCTGCTTGATTTATTGCGCTTAATTCATTAGCGAACATTGAGGTTGAACGTGCATTTATTACACTTTCTCCTGCGCTTAAATTAGCCGTAACATTGTCGCTTGTTCCGCTCCCAGAACCACGCAGTCCAATAACACCCGAATCAGGGAAGAAACCCGTCGCATAACTTGGTTTTTTAATCTCTGGACTTTTAGTGGCTGAAATCTTTTTTACGTTTTGCAAACCTGAAACAACTGCCGCACCTGCTGCGAGCGCGCCCAATGCAGGACCAACTATAGGTATTCCTGCCATCGCGCTATAAGCCGATTGCGCAGCCTTATAAGTGTCAATGGTTGTTTGAGCAATTGCAGCCGCTTTTCCAGCTTTGCTTTCTGCTCCGAATATAGAAGCTAAATTACCAAATGTATCACTAGCTAATTGTAGTTTATTGTCTAAAGTAGCTTTATCAATATCTTTTTGAATCTGTGCATATTTGGCATTAATCAAGGAAATATCAGCACCAGTTTGTTCAGCGTTTAAAACTTCTTGCTGTCTTTTTATTTCATTCTGTTGCTTTTCAATTTCAGACTGTGCTAAGAAGTTTTCCTCGTTAATTACTTTTTGATTTTCTAAATCTAGTAATTGTTTTTCTTTCGCCTGGGCATCACGTTCAATTTGCAATTGCTCTTGCGAAATTCTGTTTTCTTCATTTATACGATTAATTTCTGCGTTATACTCCTGTTGGTTTATAGCACCGTTTTCTAAGCGTATTTTTTGAAATTCCTGTTCAGCCAGTAAATCATTTGTTAATGCTTGTTTTTTTATTTCATACTGAGCATCGGATAAAAATTTAGTGCTTTCTAAAATCCTAGCGTTTTTATCTAATTCAATATTAAGTTCTAGTTCTGCATTTTGAATTGCTAATTCAGCATTCTTTTGAGCAAATTCTGTTGCAATCTGCGCTTTACCTACCTCGTATTCCCTAGCAGATATTTTCTTTTTATCGTATTGTAATTTTAAATCAGCTAATTCTTTATCAGCTAATTGTTTATTGAATGCAAATTCATCTTCTAAGGATTTCTTTTTAAATCCCTGAGTAGCTACAAATAAATCAATTTCAGCACGTGATTTTGTCAACGCTCTTTCAATTGCCTGTTCGTCTAATTCTTTTTGCTTATCGGATGCTTCTTTTCTTAATGAATTAAGATTAGCCAACTGTTCTGATTCTTGTCCCGTGATACGTTCTTGAATATCGGAAATATTAGTTAACGCCTCAGCACGTTGATCTAATGCCTCCGTTGTTTGTCCTTCTGCTTTTAATTTTAAGTTTGCAACTTGTAAAGCTTTATTTGCTATTGCCAACTCAGAAGCAGATTGTTTTTGCAATACAACTCCTAACTGGTTGTTTACAGCGATACGCTCCGAAATGGACTTAGTTTCATCATCTCGTTGCTGTCTTAATTTTTCAGCTTGCTTTTGATAGTCTAATTGTATTTTTGTAGCCTGTCTTTGTTGTACTGCTAATTCTCCCTCAGCTTTTGCAAGATTAGCAGAAGCAACAGAAGCGTTTTTAACTTCTTGTGTAAAGTTTCTAATTCCTTTTGCGGTTTCTTCTGCTCCTACAAATTCCAAAACATTAGCCAAACCATTAGCTACAGATTCAGCAACCTTGCCAACTAATTCCAATTGCTTTATAAATACATTTGCAAAGAACAAACCTAAGGGTTTTATTACTTTAAACAACCCTTTGAATACACCAGTCACAGCACCAGTCACAACGGCTAATTTTTGCGTTCCTTCTTCTGTACTTTGTAAAGATTCTTTAGCTAATTTAAACGCACCAACTACTGCGCCAACCGCAATAGCCAAAGCAGCGATAACAGCACCGATTGGAGTTGCTATAAATGCTAATCCTGCCTTTAATGCTCCAAGTATTCCCACACGAATAGCAGAAAAAGCACCTGTTAATACATTTCCTGCGCCTCCCGCTTGATTTGATTGTTGTATAAATCCACCCAAACCACCATTAAAAGCTTCTTGAGCTTCAAGAGCTGCCTCTATTCCTTCCTGATAATTACCAATATTCATGGCTTGCTGAGTAGTTCCGCTTGAATTAGCTCTTACAAACTCAGTATTTTGATCAATTCTTTCATTAAGCAATTGCATTAAATTGGCTTCTTCCTCAATATTAGGGTTTAACTGGCTTACAATTCTGTTTAATTCTGCACTTGACGCTCTGGCATCGTTTCTATTATTAATTTGTCTTTCAAGAGCTTCAGTGCCTAGATTAATTAAAGAAGTTGTTTTACCTTCTGCATCTTGATAAGCCGTTAATTGTGTGGTTGTTTGTCTTATTTCTGTTCTAACCCTACTAATAGACGTTGCTAAATTTAATTCGGCTTTTTGTGCTTCTCTTTGAGTTTTTAATAAAGCATCTAGTTCTTTTTGGTTCGCTTCAATAGCATCGGTATTGTCTCCAGCAGATTCTTCTAAAGCACGTTGCGACTTAGTAAGTAAATCAATTTGTTTCTGAGTTTCTTTTGCCTGATCGGAATAAGCTTTTTGTTCTTTTCGCAAATCAAAATAAGTGTCCTGCAAATCGCTTAAACTACTTTGAAGCTTATTTGTATCTAATTGGAACGATGCTAAATTTATAATCTCTGCCATTTTATACTTTGTTTATTTTTACAAACTCTCCCGTTGATTTTTCGCCTTCCGTGAATGGTATTTTATTACAAATGTAATAAGCGTTTTCTTGTTTAAAAAATACTGGCTTAGTCAAATCCAAGCCTATAAAATCATTCTCAGTCATTGCCATTAAAATATTGTGAACTCTAAAATTAATAAATATCTTTTGGTATTCGGTATAATTATTATAAATGGCTTCTTCAAAAAGAGTATTAGTATTAATACCAACAGGGATAGAACTTACAATTATTTCCTCTTCTAATGCTTCAGATATTATTTTAAAGCTTCCTGTTTTTGTTTCTTTACGAATAAAATAAAACCTTCCAGACAATCCTTTGTAACTTATTTCTATAACGCCTTCGTTGTCTTTTGCTTCGGCTTCCCAAATTTTATATTGATTGGTTTGGAAACCTGGGAACTGTGTTACAATCATTTTATCAGGAGCGTATATTTTTGACTGGGCTATTATTTTTTCATCTTCAATATTTTGATTCGGAACATATAAAAATCCATCTCCTTGATTATCTGTATCGCTATCTTTTTTTAATTTAAAAGTATTTTTCTGAGCGTAACCATTTGTGTAAATTTCGCCTGTTCTTTCTATAAAAGTATGGGATAAATCCTGAGCGTTTGCAAAATCAATTCGGCTATCTAAAGTTAGAAATTCAATTGTATTTATCTCTCGGTTATAAATAGGTGTCAATCCAGTTCTCCAAAGAATTTCCTTTATAAAATCTTTTATTAAAAAATCTTTTAATTCGTTTTGTAAAGTTGTAGTTCCTAAATCGGATTGGTATATTGTAAAATTTGTATGGTAGTGGTGCCATTCATAAAATTGGTAAAGAAAAGAAATAAAAAAGAAGTTTCTTTTTACCGATATCTTTATTTCTATAACATCATTAGTATTGCAAGATAAATTAAAGTTAAGTATTTGTTCAGCGGAATAATCTTCATTATCAAAGTTTAATATACTTCCGATTACAACACCGTTTTTTAAAACATTTATATCAACCCCTTTATTTATATAACCGTAAGATGGTCCTGTACTGTATGTAGCTTTTCTAAACCTAGCGTACATTGCTATTTTTAAATCAAACACATAAGTGCCGTCTGATGGTATTACATATTTCCAGTTATCAATTAAAGTCCCTTCATCAACTACAGAAGAATCCCAACTATATTTTTGTATAGGCTGGCATATCCCCGCAACTGTATTCGGGTTATTATCTACGTATGCGTTTTTTACCAATGTAGCTACGACTTCATCTGTTTGGTTTTCCGCAATGTCTTTCGGATAGGTAATGTATAATCCTTCTATGTATGACAAGTTCGTGTAATCACACTCAAACCCAAATGTTGAAAACACCAATTCCCATAATTTACGAATAGAAAAACACGGTGCTAAATAATCAATATTAATTCCGGTTTCAAATAGTGTTTTTCCTCCGTAATCCGCAATGATGTACTGATAGTATTCGTTCGTAAAGCTATTTATTACATTGTCAAAGTTTTTCTCATGCTCAAAGTTTGATAAATTCAAATCTTTACCGAGTGTTTTATTTTCAATAGCTTTGAAAAAATCTACCATCCCATCAACTACGGATCCTTTGTATTTGTCATCAGTTCCTGAAACATTAAACCATCCTTTTGAAACTAAATCGAACCCGTTTGATTTTAATTGTGCTGTATTTTTTATGTATGGTATTTGTGAATTGTCGCCACTAATACCTAGTTGTTGCATAGCTCTTGTGTTAGCGGGGCTTTTATCAAATTCAAATGAATTGGTAGTAGAGCAAGTTACATTCGCTATATCAAATATGTCTGATATTTGTTTAGTAAATTTTATATTTGTTTTCTCTGGTAAATCAATTTGATTACCATTTACAATTAATTCGACCATAACAAAGAAGGATTAAAACGATGATATAAACCTACTTGGAAATTTACAGAATATACTTTTTTTATATTATCCCATTCAACGGAATTGTTATTAGTAAATACTTTTTTCCAAGTCCCGTTTTGATAAGCGTAAATATCAGGACTGCAGACAAAATCTAAAGCATAGTCACGGTATTCTTTTGGTATTTTAGAATAACATTCTAAACCGCTTTTGTTTTCGTTACCTAAGTCGATTATGTTATTTGTCGCACCGATAACTGAGCCTAGATTGAGCCCAGTTTCTTTTGCCGTGTAGCTTTCGAATAACCAATAACTATAACCTCCTTTTTGATTTAAGAATTTAAGATAAATATTGTTACACCCTTTAATTCTTTTATAATCGATATTTGTCACATCGGCTAAGTTTTGTTTTTGAATAACGTAACCGCTGGAAAGGAAATAATCGTAAATTGGGAATCCCGACCATACAGGCAAATTTAAAGAAGGTCTTAATGTTTGGTTTGGAGAAATAGTTTGATTGGTATCGTTTACTCTTTTTCCTCCACGAACAAAGTCTTTTATAAAAGAAAGGTTAGTCCCTTCATTTGTAGTAATTGAAATTTGAATACTAATCGAACTATTCGTTTCTCCGTCTGGCACATCGAAAAGACTTTTAATAACCGATTGAATATTTATAAAAACATTATTGTTTATGTCGGCATAAGAAATAAAAGGAGTGCTTATTTTAAGATTACTTAGATTAGTAAATACAACTCTAAAATAAACCACTGGCAAATCAGCAGAAATATTAAACCAAATTTGATTATTAATAAAATAACCGTTACCGTTTAAGTCATGAGAAATTATCATGTAATTGTTTTATTAAGATTTTGTTTATTTCAACCGTTATACCTTCTTGTAATTGCGAGTAAATATAATCTAAAACTTCTTTACTATTTAGAACTTGTAAAAGATCCGTTCCGTCTGGGTAATATTCAGTACCTTCTTTTTTAATCTTCTGAGCAACCGCAAATGCAATTCCTCTCGCTTCATTTCCTCCTATTCCAAACTTTGCGTTTACCCATGTTATTAACGGTGCGATTGGTGGCGCTTTGCCTGGTTTTCTTCCGTTGGCTAACCAATAAGTATAATCTATCCCCCATATTTCGCCGTTACCATTGTTTACACGAGCTTCCAAACTGTTTAGCCATTGACCAGTTGCATTCATTCCTAATGAAATAAATTTTGGCTTAAGAAACAAATCAATCACACCATTCATTGTGGATATAATTAATTCATCTGGTATGCGTATTTCATTAGCCATTAATAATAAATAAAAATTGAAACCCTTAAATTAGTTCCTTTTATTGCAATTCCTTTTTTGCTATTAGAAGGATGATAAAATAATTTTGATTTTCTTTTTAAACCACTACAATCACTAATTAATTTAGATGATATTTCTGGACACATACATATCATAATTCCTAAGTTATTTTAAAATTTTGATACCTATTTAATTTTGAATTATAAAATAATGGGTTTTCTTTTATAAATTCATCTGCTTTTTCAAATCCTATTTTTTCAACAACTCCGTTAAAATAATTATGATTAAGCAATCTTTCGTTCATTGGCATGTCTGACTGAAATGTAAAATATAATGATTCCATATCCTTAAGTTATTTGCGTAAATGTATAATTAACTTTCCATCCATTATAATTATCATCTAAATAATTATGTATCAATATTGCGTCTTGATTCATATCAACGTTAACATTTGTAACTCCTAATAATTCACAAGTATCTAAAATATTATCACAACCTAAACATTCTATAATAGGTAGGAATATTGTATTCCATTTTGATTCATCTACTGGATGCCCTTTAATTTCATTATAATTGTTTACGCCTAAATTTTCTTTTTTCAATACCCATAATGAAAAAGTCCAAACACAAGTTTTACCAGTAATTAAATTAGTAACGCTATTGCGTTGTTTTACTTCACGGAAACGTACATCAGTCAAGAATACATGTACGCAACAATCTTCTTCATTCGTTTCGCTCTGAATAATGTTTATTTGACTATTAATTAATGGAGCTGAGAAAGTCCAGCACAATCCACATTTGTCTTGCTCGTTCCATAAATCAGTTTGGTCTTTCCAGAATTTAACTATATCTAAAGCCATTTTACTTATGCCATTTAATTACTTTATACCCTTTATATCTTCCACAATTTAATAGATGTTCGTGCATTTCGTAAATACTTGCAGAAAGTAGTATTTCAACTTCTGCGTAATTTCCCTTTAAGCTTTCGGATAAGTTTGAAATATGTACATCAATTACATTCATATCTAATTAATTTTTGCTAATTTCTTTTCTATTTCACTTTTAGTAACTTCTAAATACTGCTTATCAAAAACAACATTATAAGGTAATTCACGAATCAAATCGTATTTTAATATATCTCCCTTTGCTAAATTATCCAAAGTGTTCATTAAACCGAACTGATCTAATTTATTGATTCCGGCTTGCAATAATTTAACATCAGGATCAGAACGTAAATAATTAGATTCTAGTTCTGAAATAGTTTTTAATTCATCTCTAATCCATAAAAAGAAACTCATTGCTTTGTTTACTTCTATGTTTTGAACATCTGACAAGAATACGAATTGTTTACGGTCCTGGAGCATTAAAAAAAACAATTGTTCTAAATCTCCTGTTTGCATTAACGATGGAAGTTGCTCTTTTAAAAGCCCCCATTTCAAATAGATAAGTGATTCGAAGTCAAAGTTAAACAATTTTGAACTACGTTTACCGTTTTTGATTAAGAAATCGAAATCTTCTTGTGAAATCTGTGATAGTTTTTTGTTTAGCATGTTTTATATTTTACTTTCCAAACGCCTACATTATTAAAATTATCCGATGTCCAACAATTTACACCTTCTACGGGCTTTTTATATTCTTTTTGATATTCCTGACTGTTTATTACATAAATAATATCTAGGTATGATTCATTTGCCACTTCTATAAAAGTTGGGTTTTTATGAAATTTATCAAAACTTAAACCTTCTTTTATTATAGATTCATAGCTTTGACCTCCTGATTCATCTAGTTTATCAAAATAAGTAAAAGATTCAAAATTAATGTCCATAATAATTTATTTTTTAGGTTAATCAATCACGCCCCCACCAGAACGTTTTACTTTTGGTTTTAATTCAAAATAACCTCGCATCATTATTGAATCCCATTCATCAGGCGAGCGTCCTATAACTTCTTTTATTTTGTCTTTGCTGATAATTCCTTTCTTTCCGTCCTTGTCAATATCCTTTTCTTTTATCTGTTCCATTTCTTCGCCTGTAACATCAACAATTGATTTGTCATCGCAATTCTCGGAACATTCACGATCAGATATTTTTTTAGCCATTATAAAAGAACATTGACTTTTTAGGTTATCATAATTTTCATCATTCAAAGCTTTAGAATTATTTACAAATCCTTTGCATTTCATAAAGTCGACTACTCCGCCGCCTACTCCATCTTCATCTGCAATTATATTACTTAAAGAAACTCCATGTTTTAATTGGATTTCTTTTCCTTTCTTGACTACAAAATCCAATCCTGATTTTTCAATACAATAACGAGCAATACAAACCCAACCATGCCAAACACGAAAAACCGTTTTATCTTTTCCTTTTCTTGCAACATCAATAGTCATGTATTTTAATCCCTCAGGAACTAAATGTTTTGAATTAAAATAATCTACAATCGCATCCTGTTCAATTAATGTTGCAGGGTCATCATCATATTCCCAATTTCCATAATACAAACGTTGTTTGCTGTTTTTATCTAGTCTAAGCAATGATTGTAAGTAACTAGGGTGTAAGTGCGGGTTATCTGTTGGAAGAGATTGTATAAACTTCCTGTAATTATCTAAAGTGTAATCCTTAGCAGGTTTATAAAACTCTTTGTAAGTCCAGTTCTTAGCGGGATTACAAGATCCTAATATTTTAGGGATTAAATTAAACTCGTGAAGTTTATAACGGATACGTGATTTAACAATTTGCCATGCTTTATAAACTAATTGATTGCACTCATCAATAAAAGCACCTGTAATCTCCAGAGAACCTAAACTATCAAACTCTGGGTCTGATGGATATAAAAACAAATCCTTTAAAATTATTTGGCTTCCGTTATCCCAGTAAATAATGTGATCCTGAGCGTTATATTTAAATTGGTTTGTTATTTTTAATAACGATGCTTGCTCAAAAAAAGTATTTAAAGTTGTTTCTTTTAAGGTTTTTAGTTTTGATCTACCCATTAACCAACGACTACCAGCATAAGTCTGGCACATTTCAATTAACCATAAACATCCTAAAGCAGATTTACCACCACCCGCAGCACCTCCGTAAAGTATTTCCTCTGTAATATTATCCTTTAAATAATAAACAGCATGTTCTTGTTTAATTAATAGCTTCATTAGGGTTTATTCCAGAACCCAAAGAAATAACATTTGTAGTAATTCCTCCAGAATGTTCTTGTTGTACTTTAGTCCCGTATTTACTAGGATTTAATTTTCCTAATACCCATTTACGCGCTTCAATTTGTAAATTGTTTCTTTGAATAATGTTATGATTAGTAACTGGTCCTTTATCGGTTTCAATAACATCTTCCCCTTGCTTGTCTGCAATTAAAAGTATTTCATCAAGTAATAATAATTCTCTACTCTCACACGCGCGCGCGTATTGTTTTGATTTTTCCTCGTCTTCTTCTAACCAATTGTAAAAAGTTTGACTGCTTGGCATTCCATTAGTATCTAAAGCATAACGCAAAGATTTTCCTGAATTTATTTCAGAAATAATATAATCAAATGATTCTTGCTTTTTATCTTCTGTGTAAGACATTTTACTTTTTAATTATTGATAACACTTCAGCTAACTGATATTTTTCAAATGATAAGATTTCTTTTGCTCGTTCTTCTGAACATTCAAATTCTTGATTCTTAAATCTTTTTAATTCAGCTTTAGTGTCGTGAAAATTAGCCAAAACTTTTAATGTAACTATTTTTTTCATGCTTCAAGTAATTTTATCCAATCAGATTCTTTTCCTAATTCTTCAAACTCTGGAACTATTAATTCACGTTTTAATATTGTTTCAAAATCAATATAATTCATTTCAAACGGCACAATGTAACCGTTAACCCCATTTTTTATTTGTTCTTTCCCAGAAGCAAAAGGTGTAATTATGCAAGGAGTCTTAACCTGCATTGCTTCGTAAACTGAATAAGCAAAACCTTCTGTATCGGATAACTGAACTAAGTAATCAGCTTTGTTTATTTCTTTGAATGGTTCTCTTGTAACTCCTTTAAAAATAACATTAGGACAATTCTTAAACCATGATACAACTTGTTTCGCAAAATTATGTTTTATATTCCCGTAAACATTCCAAATATACGGTATTTTTTTTGAATCTAATTGTTGTGATAATTGCAACATTCTTTTAAATCCTTTTTCTCCTGATAACCTGGAGCATGTAACTAATGTTAGGATATTGTTATTTTGTTTCGGTTCGTGTTTAATAGTATTGTCAAGAAGGTTATAAATTACTGCATCACATTTATAAGGTGTTGCTTCTTCAAAAGCTTCTTTTACGATTTCGCCAACGCAAACATGGTGTGTTGTTTTTTCATGTTTCAAATATTTGAAATTCCAATTTGAAATAACGTGTCTGTAATCAGCGTGTACTACTTGAATAACTTTATCAGCGTTTATATTATCGTATGGGCTAAATCCCCATGCCGTAGAGTTCACAAAGTAATCGAATTGGTATTGCTTTGATTTATCAATTTTTACAACATCTACATAATCAGAAATCTCAAAAAGTAAATCATTGCTTTCTACCCAATCAAAAATTAAAGTAATTTTGTAATGTTTTGACATTCGTTTACAGAAATTAGCTACGAAGGTTTCGACGCCTCCTAAAATATTGTAATTGCTTATGTATATGCCTAATGTTTTTTTCATATATGTAAAACTACAAAATTCCATTGTAAAAAGCAAAAAACCATCACAAAGTTAATTGGATGGTGTTTTTTGGTGTGTTACAAAACCTCTTGATTAGTTGATAAATATTTTTCAACATCTTCAATGGTCATACTCCAAGAAGAAGGAAAATCAATTGTTTTTACATCATTATACATATTTCGATATTCGAAAGTATCTCGTTTATTATCGGAATATATTTTATTAACACAGGTCACTTCTTCAATTTTCATCCCCTATTTAATTTTAAGATTAATAATTTCTTCCTGTAGATTTTTTACAACCTTGTCTTGGATTTCAAGTAAATCCTTGCGTTTGTCCGACTTGCATTTAAGATGGTTGTATTTCGATTGTAAAACATCGTAATCGTCCCGCAACATATCATTTACATGTGTCTCTAGTCTCAAAGAGCATTTTACAATTATAAGCCAAATGCATAATCCAGCCGATAAAGCGAAAAAAAATAGTGCGTATGTTTCCATGGTTATACTAATTGATATTTAGGCTGTTCGTTTTCGGTTTCAAATAATTTAGTATAATCCATTACGTTTGGAATGTTGTCCAGTTCGCAAAGGTAATCTACTACTGCGCATAAGCCTTTGAATTGGGTTTCTTTATCTTTTCCTACGCTCCAATTACCATAGAATTTATCTTTCCACTTTCCAAACATGAAAATCTGTTCAACATATATTAATTCTTCAAAAGAATATCCTGTTTTTTCAATAGTTAGGTTTGGTAAAAAATTATTCACTCTTTGTAATACAGAATCAAAAGCTATATTATCTATCCAAGCCTGACTATTATCACAAATATTTCCTACTGCGCACATGGTACAATCCATAGCGTTTAATTCCCCATTATGATAAGCATTATACAATTTTGTTACTGCGTTATCAAATCTTACTGTTGTTTTCATAGTCATTTTGTGTTAGCGTTTACAATTTCATAATCAATTTCTATTTCCGACAATGGTTTATCGAAATTTGGGTCAGTTAAACGTATTTTTAAAGAACGTTCTTTTACTTTCCTTAGTTCTTTATTCAAACGTTTATTTTCTTTCTCTAAAGCATCTATACGTTGCTGTAAAAAGTCTTGGTGCTGTTCTTGTGCGCTCATAACTATACGATTTTTTTATTCAACAATTTTTCCACTTCTTCTTTTGTGATGGTTGTGATTGTTTCAGCCCATTGACCAAACTGAAATACTATAGCGTTCCATTTACCATAACTTACCCATAAATTATCTCCATCAAAATTACAGTATTTTTCAAAATCTAACATATATGATTCTTCATTGTAATCTGAAAACATACTTATATTTAAAGGCTTTACATGATGATTTTTATACCTCCTAACCGCTTCCAATTTCAACGCTTCGAAAACTTCTTCGGGGGTGGCTTTGATCGGATTCCAATCCTTACAATTTTTTAAATATTCTCCATCAACTACCCACTTACAATTTGACCATTCACTATCTGTGAATCCGTATGAATTATCGTCTAACTGATAGCAAAAAATACTATTTCCTGCTTTATACCATTTGTTTACCTCTAACTTAACCTCAAACACCTCAGGAAATTCTTCACGCATATTGTATTTTAGGACATGCTCTTTAGTAATCGTATAAGTCGGTTCCGTTTCAATACAACATGCATTCAAAAATATTTCTTCGTTCCATGTTTCGTGGACAGTTCTGTATTGCTCGTTAGGATAGCTATTATTTCCGATATTACCTCTTTTTAAAACGTAATTATTTATCAAATAAGGATGCTCGTCAAAATCATAAATAGTGTTAAAATTGATAAATGCGTGTCCTTCCAACTTCGGCTTAATCATATTGAATTGGTCTTGATTGCATTTCATGGCCAATGGGGAAAATTCTTTTTTTGATGGTTTCATAAGTTTTTTAGTTTTTAGTTTTTAAAGTAATTTTTTAGTGATTCTCCGTACCATTCCCAATTATCAACACCTCCGTTTTCTAAAGCTGTTAATTTTTCATTTCGGCCTAAAAGTTCTTCGTAATCAGAATAATTAATCTTAACTTCTGAATCAACTATGATTAGTTGCTTTTGAGATTCCATTGTTTTAATATCATCTTTTAATTTATCGTAATCTTTAATTACAATGTCAGTCAAAGCTTTTCTATTTTCTACAATAGCGTCCATTTTACGAATTTCTTCTTTATTATCGGATAATTGCTTTTCTTGTTGTTTAATTAACGACTTACTTTCGGCTATAATATCAATCAAACCACTAAGAACGTTTTTAGATCCTTTAATTTTATCTTTTAAGCTTTCGTTCTCTTTCCATTCAAAAGGCTCGTCCCTCAATTCTTTACCTCTTACAAAGAAAATATTTTCTTCATCTATATTGTTTTCTGAAAAAATTATTTCTAACAATTCATTAGCCTGGCTTACTTTTTCATCACAATAACAAGTGCTTTTATGACCTACCATACAAGCGTCACAACCTCTGAATTGTTCTGCAATTTCATCCAAGTTTTTGCCTTGTATTTCTATTTTTACCAAGACTTTGTAAAAGTCTGTATTTTCATCTTTTTCTATTACTAATACTGGGCGATTATTATAATATTTTAATTGTTTTTCCATTTTAGATAGGTTATTATTAATATCACTAAGATTATTTGGAATATTGCACCGTCAATCGGTACGCTTATAGTTTTGCAATGCGGGTTGTGTTCACGTCCTGCAACTGCGCACCATTCTTCTGAAAATGGTTCTGGGGGTTTCATTCTACTTCATTAGCTTTGTCAGTTAATATTTTTTGAGCCAACTCTTTGAAAGTTGTTTTTTCTTTAATCGCTTTGATGGTTAGAATCTCAATGACTTTTTCGTCTAAATGGATTTGTTTTGCTTTCATGTTTATATGTTTTTATATATCACATATATATAGAATACTTTTTAATATACAATACGCTTATTCAATTTATACCAATTCTAAATAAACTTTCTCAATAAACGAAAAAGTAACGATTGTTATATTATGCTTATCTTTTAAAGCTTGTTTTTCTTGTTCTGATAGGGATCGCCAGTAGCGGAGTTCGTCCATTTTAAAAAAGAGTTAGCGTTGAGTTTTTTTCTTGAACGAATGCTTTGTGATTGCTTTCATTTATTTTGAAATAACTTTCTTTTAATTCAATTGATATTGATTTACGATTCATTTTAATAGCGGAGCAACCCTCAGACCCAATACCTCCAAACGGACTGAATACAGTTTCACCTTCGTTTGAATATAAATGCAATATCCTTTCAATAGTATCTAATTGTAAAGGACAAATATGCTTTTCGTCATTTCCGTCACGCCCAGAACGGTATTGTAATGTTCTTGAATAATCAATATCATACCAAACAGGGGATGCGTATTTTTGCCATAAATCAACTGGTAAATAATCCCCTCGTGAACTATCTTTATCTTGGTGTGTTATTGGTACTTCGTTATCTCCCTCGTTTCTAAAAAATAAAACATAATCCGGAATACCTACCCTTGACATTATAGAATCTTTTTTAATTGTTTTATGAAGTAATCCTAATGCTTTTGTTCTTTGCATTTCTGTAACTGGGTTTTTCCATAAAGTAACTTTAGAATGATAAATAAAACCCTCTTTTTGAAACCAATCAATTAACATTCCTGAAAAGTCACGCAATCCGATATAACCCTCTTTTCCTTTTTGAATTGGCAGGTCCATACAATGTATCGCACACATACGACCACTTTTAAGAACTCTTTTCAATTCTGGAATAAGATACTTAAAATGATTTTCAAATTGTTTATAATCTGAAACATTTCCCATATCTTCCTCTTTATCTGAATACACATAAAGTTCTGCAAAAGGAGGGCTAAATACAATTACATCTGCTGCATTGTCTGGAATGTTTTTTGTTTCTTGAACGCAATCGCCATTTATTAAATGATACTGATCTGTTTTTATTTCTTTATTCATAATTTTTACTTTTGATTTAGATGTTTTATAATTTGCTTCTGAACTGTATTTTGCCATTTCATGTATTCTTTCAAAATGTTGTTTCTCTTTTTCTAAAATAGAGTTTCTAACATTAATTTGACTTTCTGGAATTAGAATATGTACGGTTACTTTTCTTTGTTGACCAAAACGATAACATCTTCTTACTGCCTGATAGAATGCTTCAAATTTGAAATCATAAGACATAAATACCATTTGATTGCATTGTTGGTAATTCATACCAAAAGAAGCAATTGAAGTTTTTGTAATTAATGTTTTAAATTCATTGTTTGCAAATCCATTTAAGTATTTTGCTTTATATTCTGGTGTGTCCGAACCTTGAACATTTACAGAATTTTCAATTAACTTTGATAACGTGTCTGTTTCTTGGTTCTTCAAACCCCAAACTATAAACTGATCATTATTTGAATTTACAATTTCTAATGTTTTTTCAATTCTGGAATCAAAAGATCTATTTAAATCTTTGTGTAATTCAGTTGCAGAAACAGCAACATCCCCGAATAAATTTTCGCTTAAATTTTCAACTTTTATAATGTGTTCAATATATTCTATTTCAGGTAAATTATATCCTTCTGAATTAAAACCTAAACTACTAGGATTATCGATAGCCATTGACCAAGTAGCAACGTATTTCCAGAAGGCATCTTTTGCGTGCTTTCTTAATCTCCATTTTGAAGTTTCTCCCCCATCGTGTACAAAAAACATTGCTAAAATTTCTAAATAACTCATTCCACCTAAAAATTCAGAATGCTGACCTAGTTCCATATGATCGTTTGGCGAAGGAGTGGCGGTACAACAAAGCTTATAAGGGGTTTTTTTAAAAGTTTCTATTATCAATGATGATAGTTTTCCGTCACGACCTTTTAATATACTGGATTCGTCTAAAACAACACCTGAGTAAATACTCGTGTCAATGTTTTTTAATTGGTCGTAATTAGTAATATTAAAAACATCTAATTCAATCCCGAACTTTATAGCCTCGTTTTTTGTCTGTTCTACAATTGCCAAAGGTGCTAATATCAAAACTTTCTTTTTAGTCTTGTTTTGAACCTGTTTTGCCCATTCCAATTGACAAAAAGTTTTACCTAAACCACAATCAAAGAAAAAAGCAAAACGCCCTTTAAACAATGCTGTTTGTACTCCAAACTTTTGAAAATCTTTTAATGATTTATTTAATTTTGATTCTGAAATTTTAAATCCGCTTTCAGTAAATGTTTTTCTTTTAGTTTCTAAAAATTGGTCGTAGTTCATAGTGCTTTTTATTATTTAATTAAATATTCAATGTAGTCTGTTATTTGGACTGATTTATGTATAAAAGATTGTTTACATTCAGCCCTTTTTGTTTCCTGTTTTTTAATATGATAATTTAATTCCTGATTTTTTCTAGCCCGGGCTATTTTCAAAGATTTAATAATTAATATCACATCATCTTTTTGTAATGTTAACTCTATTGTTTCCATAATGTTATAAAATGAGAAAACCCCAAACAATGCACTACTACTGTTTAGGGTTTCTCTATTAGTATTTCTACTAAAATATTTTCCTGTCGGTAGTGCTTCGACTTTTCAAAGATAATCAATTATTTCAATAATCAAAATATATTTCAATTCAATTCATCAATTACTAAATTATGATTTCTCCAGTTCGTACAAAAACCGTCTGGAATTTTACCATCGCTATCAACAACATTACAAACTGGTTTCTTTTCTCGATTACAAGCGATTAAAACGAATAAGTTTTTGTGTTGGTAGTAATACTCGATTTTATAGAAATCTTTCGGATTAGCGTCTAAATTTAGCAAATCCAGCAATGCGTCGGCTGTTTTTCTAAACGCTTCTTCTTCTATCTCCGTAAATAAACTTAATTGTTGTCCCATTGTTAGAATAGTGGGGGTAATGGTTTTTGGATTGGTAATAATTGATAGTGTGTTATCTCTAAATTGTCGTAATGTAATTTATGCCGTTTATAGTCTTCAGAATAATATAATCCGTTATCTGTCCAGTAGATTAGTTTAAATCTACTCATGTCGTACGCCCCAGCTTTCGGCAAATCAGCTTCACTTTCGATTTTTGTCCATGAATTGTTTGTTTCGATACCTTGTAGTGATTTGGGTCTAATATTAGCATTCTTTTTTGACCATTCATTAAACTGTTCAGATGTTATATTTACATGGTCAAAATAAGCCATGTCAAACCATCCGTTTTCGTCTATGTGTGGATTGTAGTTAACCCCATAAGCCTCTCTAATAATCTCTTCTTTAGTTTTCATTTGTTTGTTTTTTAGTTTTTAAATAAGGGTTTGTTTTCTAACAGTTTTTTAAACGCAATAAGTTCTTTATCTACAAACGTTATAAATTGCTCCATTGCTTTTAACTGCGCCAAAGAATAAGGTTTTGAATATTTAATTCGTTTAGCTTTTTTATTCGGGTGTATTGTGAAATAGTTTGGTTTCATAAAATTTGTTTTACGCTCGATATTGAGCTAGTGTTAATTTTGCTGTTTTTAGTATCAAAATAATCTGGAACCTGTTTTAAACTTTCAGATAAATTCATTCTGTTTAAAATCTCTATCTTTTCAGTTATTCTTACCATTTCAACTGAAAGTTTTAAGAACGATTCACGAGGGCAATACGGAGTAAAATTTATGTAATTTTGCAACTGGATTTCTAAACGGTTTCTTTGAGTAATGGCATTCATAATCATTCGATTTTAAATTTAATAAACTCGTCTCCTTTTTTAACAATTGTTTTAAGAACGTGTAACTCATAAATGTTTCTATCATCTACTCCGAATTTCTTAACTAAACAATCAATAAAAGTTTTGCAACAGTTATCTATATCAGAACTTTTAGAGCTAAACCCAAATATTAAACCTATTACAATATATTCTTTATTTGGAAATACAATTGATTTAGGTAATAAATACATGATGTGATTTATAAAAACATCATATTTTTTAGTCCTGAATCTTTTGCCCTGGTAAGCTTCGTTTATGCTTAGTGGTTTGATATTAATTTTAGTGAATTGCATAATGTTAAATTATTAAAATTTATAATCTCCTTTAACTTCTAATCTTTTCTTTTTTAGAATGTGCATAAATTTACCTTTGCTTTCGTCTTTTTCCCATTGTGAAATTAAGTTTTCAAGTTGTTGTCTATCAAATCCATCAGTAATTTCATTTATTCTGTCCTGAACTTTGTCCCAATATTTTTGCCCTGAGTTTTTTATTTTGTCATAAGCTTTATGAACATCATCAATAGATAATGTATTTTTTGTTAATTCAAGCTTTTCTCTTTGGTGTATTTTTTCTCGTTCTTCGGCTTTAAACTCCAAATACATTGGGTACCATTCCCCATAAATTAAATTTGAATCAACTCCTCTCATAGTGCTTCCAAACTTTCCTGTACGAGCCATTTTAAAAAACAGAATAATATCATCTAAAGTTTCGAAACTGAATTTTTCCAACGTATCAACTGTTAAAACTTCAATTTGGGTATCGCTCATTTTAGTTGCAAACCCGAAAGAATCCATGAATCTTTTCACTAAAATATTAACAACACTATATCCTATTTGCCCATTTTCGCCTTTAAAAACACTTCTAATAGTAGGGCTTTCGAATGTTTTAGATATGCTTAAATTCATTTCCATAACGGCTAAACTTGCAGTTCCAGAAATAATATTTTTACTTAAATCTAAAGTTTTTAGCTGTTTCAGATTGCATTGCGGTTGCAAAGATTTCTGCGTTTGATTGTCCTGAGGTGTTTTGTCGTTTTGCATAATTATCTTCAATTATTTTAATAAAGTTCGATTTTGTAAAAATCCAATCAAATGAGGCTATCCAATTTTTATTGTTTTGCCCTTGTAAAAAAGGCGAATCCCTTGTTTTTTCGATTGCAATTTTTATCAATTCTTTTCCATATTCTTTTTCAATGTTTTTTATTTTAATTTTTCTGGCATCGGTTATTTTTTTAACTTCTGGCAAAATTCCCCTATTATCATTAAAAAACTTTTGAAGTTGATTAAAATCAATTTTATCGGGTGGGGGATGAATTTTTAATTCATCTAAAACTAGCACACTACTATTATCTTTCTTTTCTTCAATAATTTCTTTTTCTATAGCTATATCAATTACAGTATCAATAACATTATCTATAGCTATTACTTTATCTATAACAGCGATGTTTGCGACAGGGTGCGATTGCAAAGTATCGCATTGCGATGTTGTGCGATTTTTTCCGATTGTTTCGGCTTGCTCTAAAGTTAATTTTTCCGATACAAATTCATCGTATAAATCTTTATGCCAACGCTTCAAATTTCCAATTCTACCACTTAAACTTTTATCGTGTTTGCCTAGTATGTATTTTTCTAAATCTGCCTTTAAATGAGATTTTATTTGCTCGAATACAATGTTTACAAGTAATTCATCTGTAATAGGATTTTCATCATTTACGTATGAGAAAATATGCTTCATTAAACGTCCTGCCACATCATCAGGAAGTTGTTTTATAGTGCTTAAATAGTTTGCGTATAAAATAAATCCTTTTTTATTTTCAGCCATTTGAAACCTCGCTTTCTGTAATTTTATTTATTTCAGTACGAAGTGTTTTAGCGAATTTAATTGCTGTGGATTTGTCAATTAAAATTTCAAATGGTTTGTTGTTTTCTTCTCCTCTTATGCAAATAACATCTAAAGTATCGTTTTCGTTATTAATTATTTGATTTTCATAAGCAACACTTATAAAATCATCATCATTAACTAAATCAATAAACTTTAATTCAAATTTTGCCATAATAATAACCGTTTTAAGCTACGGATAAACTATTTAGTTAAAACAAAAACTCCCATAATTCAAATCGCGTCTCACTTCGATTTTCCTTATAGGAGTTGTGTAATTTTTTTAAGTTAGGTATAATGTGAGACGCTAACTACACTACAAACATACAAATTTTATTTCAAACAAAACAAAATTCGGGATGGTTTATTTAAAAAAGCCGAACCATTACAATCCGGCTATAAAATGATTCAACTATCCGACCCAATCAAAGCAACAATTATGCGGGTCTTTTTGGATTCGTTCTTTTTGTTTTTAAAGCGTATTAATATCGATTTCTAAATTATTCTCAATCAACGAATGCAAATCGAAGTGCCATTCGTAGAGTTTTTTCGCAATCCTGTGCGACCATTGTGCAATATTAGAAGTGCTATAAAAAGTATCAATTGGGTACATTTCTTTTATTTTTTCACACGGCACAAACTTCTCCCCATTAACCTCAATTTCTTTTGTGAGGTTATCCAAACCAAATAAAATTAATTTAAAATCATCTTTCCAAAACCTCAAAGATTTGACTAAATTTTCAAACTTACCGTTATCATATTCAACCCTGTAACAGTTTTGGTCAATTATTATAGTTCCAAAACCTAAAGGAGTTTTTACTCTTGGTCTATGAGTTATATAATTATTTATTTGTTTTAATCTTTTCTGAATATATAAAAAAGAAGATTGCTTGTTTGCCAATCCATTATCCCAAGCGTGTCTAACGTTTTCTCCACAAGTGTTCCATTCCAATTCATCTGCTCGGTTGTCATACTTTATACCTTTTTTATGGTTTACCTGTGGTTTATTTTCAGGATTTGGAATCCAAGTGTGAGCTATAATTCTACTCACTCTTGTAGTTTTTGTTTTCCCATTTTCAGTAAGACCAACCGATAAATAACCGCTTCCGTTATCTGTTTGGGTTAAAATCCTTTCTTTTTTAATTGCCCTACCTCCGAAGTTGTGAGCTACAATTTGTTGTTTTGATTTTATTCTTCCTAAGTTAGAAGCTAAATACTGTGGATTTAAAGAATATGGCTTAAAAACCTCTCCTTTAATTTCTCTTGTTTCTTTGTTATTGTAATGCAATTCCATTTATTATGTTTTTAATTGTTTTACAAATATATAAAAATAAATTGGATTAAAGGCAAATAACCGGCTAAGTGTTTTAACTCTAATTTTTCTATTTTCATAATGTTTTATTTTTATTTCTATGATAATACCCATTTAAAGCTAGGATTACAGCTAGTAGAAATGATATTATTGGGATGGATAGTATCATTCTTTATCTATTTTTTTGGCGTTGTAATTCATTCTCGATTGTATTATTAAACAGCCTGATGCATCATATTCAGCTATTACACCAAGAAGCCTAGGTAATTCAAAATTAAACACTCTCGATGTATACACAGGATCTTTTATTAGTTTAGAATCTCTTAAAATCACTTCCATCATATTCCATTCCCATTTTGAAATTACTCTATTTCGGTGGCACGGACTCATGTCTGTAAAATTTCTTCAATAATTTTTACATCTCTACCGGAAATATTAGGATTCTGTTTTAGGTACCCAATTTTTAATTCGTGTCTGTGAGCCTGACCATAATAATTATACATCCTATCAATGTTTAATTTAGAAGTCATTAAATTTCTGATTCCTCCTGCTTTTTCGTTTAGATAAGGAGTTGTTAGCTTTACCGCTTCGGCAAATGCTGGTCTATTTAATTGGGTGTGTTGTATCATATCTAATTTAATTGTATTAACATTCGTATCGCTATATCCAAAGCTTCCGTTAGTAGTTTTGGGTCTGTTTGATTATCGTGCTTACCTAAACGCCAATCTTGATGTGTTTGGAGTACTTGTATTGCTTCTTTTAAGTTCATAATGGGTTTTTTATAAATTCAACAATCAGTAAAAAAAAATGAGCCGATCGCAATGAGCGAGGATATTGCTAGGATTAGTTTTTGTGGGGTTGTCATTGTTCTATTTGTTTAAAATCTTTACAATATTGCTCGTAATCATTTTTAGCAAGTTCCTGAATGTTCAATACAACTAGTGTTTTGAATCCTATAAACTTTTTTAACTCCATGTAATTTGGATATGAATTATCAATGGTTTTAAAAAAAGTACACCCATTCCCATCTTCACAATCATCAGTTTCAAAATTATATGATACTATAAAATACCTATGTTGGTCTGTAAATTTTTCACAAGAATTTAAAGCTACTATAATTAGCGTAAATAATATTATTTTTTTCATATCCCTAAAGTTTTTTTAGCCGAAGCTGTTAGTTTTAAATTACACTGAACTAAATCTTCAATCGAATTTAATATACCTAATGATTTCGGAAGTTTATCTTCAAATACTAATTCGAAATAAAAGTTATTATTAACAATATTTACAATTATATTATCAGACATGATTTGATTATTAACATAGCATTCAAACCCCTCAAACAAAACCCTGTCTTTTGCTTCTTGGTATTCTTGCATTCTTTGATTGAATAAACGACCTCCAGAATCTTCTATATGACAATCTCGTAAGTTAGGCTCTTCCAAAACAACCCAAAAACCCTCAACTAATTTGGAAGGAACGAATTGCCAAAACTCTAGCTTTTGAAGCAGAAATTGATCGTATTGGAATCTAAGATACCTATATTCATAATCTTGAATATTTTTAGTATTTAAATATTCTCCGAATACCGTATTTGATATTAATCTTTCCATAAATATAAGTTTTTTAAATCCGAAATACGAAGTCCGACTCTAGCTTTTATCGGTCGAACGTTCATACATTGGATTTCGTTAATTTGTTTTTTTAGCAAAATCAACACTCGATAATACTTTTCGATTTTCGGGTGTCCTGCTTGCGTGTAGTGATTCTTTTCGTTTGCTTGGATAAGAATGTTGCGTCTGTTGTTTAAGTTCTGTAAACGGCTCATAATTCGGTTGCTTTTTTGATTAGTTGTTTAGCTTGCTCCCTCATAGACATTGAGGCGTAATCAGAATCTACTATTCTATATAATAATTCCAACATCAAAGGAGCACATGCAATTAGTTTTGCGTTGGCTTGCCAGTTTTTCATAGAATCGTTGAAGTGAACAGGACTATCACAAATAATATTCCCAGAGATTATTTCATTTTCTGATTCTGCATATACACCTGTTGTATCTATTTTCCACTCTCCTTTTGTAAATTCGCTCATAATCCTTCGTTTTTTAGTGTTAATTCTTTTTCTTCTAAAGTTAAAAATGCATTTTGCAAAATATGCACTTCTTTTTTAAAATTTCTATACAAATTAAATTGATCCCCGCTTCTATTAATTAATTCAATTTCAAAAGAATTAGGAAGCAAATAAACCACAAAATAATTTAGTTGATAATAAATGCACTCGATAACTATTCCTTTGGAGAACCAAGATTTTCTTTCAAAACCTAAATTTAACAACCATTCTTCTGTTAATGGTATTGGTTCAATTGCGGAAATTCCTAAGCCGTTAATGAAATGTTTATAAATATTTTCTACCTCAATAATTTCTTTTCCATCGGGTCTTATTTTATAAACCAAATTACCTTGCCTCAGTTCCGTTGTTTTCATAAATTAATAAATATTTTGATTTGTCTGTTGATGGTTATTGGTTGAAGGTTTCGTTTATGTACTCTAACGCATCTGTAACTCCCGCAGTATCTTCTATAGCCTGACCCGCACAATGCGCATCAATAATCTGCTTTTTTTCGGTTTCTAATAAAGATTTAGCCTTTTCATAAGCGGGTAATTGTAAAAAATCGTGCATCTTAAGTTCTGGCTCTAAGAAGTCGATAAGTTGTTGCATCGCTGTTTTCATTTTCCTTGTTTTTTTAAAAGTTTTTCGTATTCCTTGTTAACTGCATCTTCTGCAATTTGTTTGCATCGCCTTTTATCAATAAGGCGATACATTGAACTTTTAAAAGAAATATTCATAGTTTCTTTTTTGTCGTCTTTGTCTAATTCAAATCTTCCCATAATTATTTTACTTTATTTAATTTACGTTTTTCTGCTCTAATTCTTCTTCTCGATTCTCTGCCAGTTTCAAAAACAGTAGGCGTTTTATCTCTTGTTATTTTAAAAGACTTGTCTAAATATTCTTCTCTTTCCCACATAATTATTTTGTTTAAATTGTTTTGACAAATGTAATACTTATTTATATTTAAAATACATTTTTAATACAATTTAAATCAATTATAAATAACATTTTTAATATTGTTTATCCAATTACATTCCATAAATTTGTCCAAACATTAAAAACTTATCGAATTATGAAAAATGAAATTAAATTAGTCCAATCCCCAGTTATTACACATAAACTTCAAGAAGCGGGTAAACAGGTGTCAAAAAGAATTGCCGATTTAGAATTAGACAAACAAGTAGCTACAGAAGATTCAATTAAGCCATTGAAAAGCTTAAGAGCAGAATTAAATTCTGAAAAAGCAGATTTTGAAACTCAAAAAAAATTTGTTAAAGATGCTGTAAATAATCCTTATAATGAATTTGAAGCTATTTTTAAAACAGAGATAACGGATAAATACAAAGTTGCAGATGATTTATTAAAAGACACAATTAGCGCTTATGAGTCAAAAATAAAACAAGCTAAAAAACTTTCAGTAGAAACTTATTTTAATGAGTTGTGCCAATCTGAAAAAATCGACTTTATTACATTTGATAAATTAGGAATAGATATTAATTTATCGATAACAGAAAAAAAATACAAAGAGCAAGTTAACGATTATATTATGAAAGTAGTTGATGATTTGGCTTTGATAAAATCTACTGATTATGATGCCGAAACATTAACCGAATACAAAAAGACGCTTAACGTTTCGAATGCCATCACAACGGTTAAAACACGTAAAGAAAATGAAGCTATTGAAACGGCAAGAATTAAGGCAGAACAAACGCAAAACCGTAAAAACTACTTAATTAAATTAGGTTTAAATTATGTGGAAATCACTAATTCTTACGAATTTAATGATGATATTTTTGTATCTTTAAGTGATGTTGAAAGTCTATCCAAAGAGGATTTTACAAAAAAATATACTGAAATTGAAGCAAAAATAAAAGACTTGCAATCAAAAGAAGTTGAGGTTGTTGAAAGTCCTATAGAAACACGTTCGGATATAGGTATAAATCCATCAACAGGGCGCGGCAGAGTAGTTGTTTCGTCTCCAATTTCCGCACCATTAGAAGCTACTGTTGTAGAAGAAATAAAAGTTGCTTCATTCGAAGTAAAAGCAACTTATTCTAAGTTAAAATTACTTGGACAGTTTATGAAAGACAATGGAATCGAATATAAAAACATCTAATAAAAATAAAAAATGACTACAACTACAGCGGTTCAAGAACCTAAAAAAGTAAGTATTGGAAACTTTTTAAACTTTCCAAATACACAAAAATTCCTAGAAGATAATTTGAAGGAAAATAGAAAAGAATTTGTAAGCAATCTACTTTCTTTATGCGCTGGAGATCCAAACTTAGCTTTGTGTGACCCAAATCAATTGATGCTATGCGCTATGAATGCCACGGCTTTAAATCTGCCTTTAAATAAAAATCTTGGATATGCTTTTATTATTCCTTATAAAGGAGTTCCAAGCTTTCAAATATCTGCCAAAGGATTAATTCAATTAGCATTAAGAACGGGGCAATATAAGTTTTTAAATGCTTGTGAAGTACGTGAAGGAGAAATAGCACGTAATAAATTTACTGGAGAAATTAAATTTTTAGGAGAAAATGAAGAAGCTCCTGTTGTTGGATATATGGCTTGTTTGGAATTATCAACAGGGTTTAAAGCATCTGTTTATATGACAGAATCGCAAATTGAATTTCACGCAAATAAATACAGCCAGGTTTATCGTTCAGATAAGCAATATTCAAAAAGAGCTAGTAAATGGAGTGACCCAGACGAACGCCCAAAAATGGCAAAGAAAACTGTCTTAAAATCTCTTTTAAATAATTTCGGAGTACTTTCTACGGAGTTAGTAAAAGCATTAACTACAGATGATAATAATGAATATGAGCAACCTAATAGAGGCTCACGAAATTCAAGTATTCAAGAAGCTGAAATTGTACAACAAAATGAACCAAATCAAGAACCCGAAAAAGTGCAAATATAATGTACAACGTTTTATCAAGTGGATCAAAAGGTAACTGTGTTATTTATTTAGATTCTATTGCGGTTGATATGGGGATTTCGTACAAAGCAATTGAACCTTATAAAGGCAATTTACAGATAGTTTTATTGTCTCATATACATTCAGACCACTTTAATATCTCAACAATTAAAAAACTTTCTTTTGAACGCCCTACATTGCGCTTTGCGTGTGGGGAGTTCTTAAAAGAGTATTTATACGGAATTAAAAATGTTGATATACTGGAATCAGGTAAAATTTACGATTACGGAGCTTTCAAAATTTCTCCCATCACTTTATACCACGATGTACCTAATTTTGGATATAGAATTTTCAAAGGAGAAACTAAAATTATTCATTGTACCGATAGCTCTCATTTAGAAGGAATAACCGCAAAAGATTATGATTTATACGCTATTGAAAGTAATTACAACGAAGATACTATTTTTGAAAGTATTGAGCGTAAAAAAGCAAATGGAGAGTTTACATATCAAAAAGGAGCTGTAAATAGTCATTTGTCAGAACAGCAAGCAAGGGACTTTATATTTAAAAACCGTGGAGATGAATCAAAAGTTTTAAGACTTCACGAATCAACCAGTCTATAACGAACCCCCTCAACGACATTGAAGTAATTGATACGGTTGTTGGGGTTTGCCACTAACGGCTGATGCTACACGATGGTTGGTTAAGCACAAAACCAACATCGATTTAAGACAAATTATTCAAGTGCAAAACAAACTTTAAATTAAACAATCAACCCAGCTATTGTGTAGCATATGTTACTGGCTGTGTTTTTAAAATCAAACATTATGGAATTAGGAAAATTGAAAAACCATTTTGAACAAATGGAATCAGGAAAAGTATTAGATTACAAATTAAGCAAACCATTCTCTTGGAGAGGTGTTTATGCTGAATGTGCTTTTGAAATATTAAAAGAAAGTTCTACAAAAGAAGAAAATATAGCACAAATAGAAAAAGCATTAACCGAAGAATTTCACGGCTACAAAGGTGGTGAATTTAGATATGATTTAGACACCGAAGTTCATTTTGAAACTGATTGTGGTAGTTGGTCAGATGGTGGCTATTCAAGAAGGCTAATTGAAGAAATTAAACAAGAAAAGCAATATGATTCGGTTGAAGAAGAACTCGTTAATCTGATATTTCTGTAACATAGCCAGTAACGTTTTGTAGCTTGGCGATGTGCCAAACGGAAACTTGAATTAAAAAATAATCATCTGGCATATTGCCAAACCGCTGTTATAGTAAGTGGCGGGTAATTTAAAAAAATAATAATTATGGATTTATTAATAAAATTTACAGATTCTTCAAATTCATTTACTTTAGGGTGTGAATATGGAAGGTTGTTATCAATGTTTGAAAAAGGTATTGAAACAATAGAAAATAATGGATTTCCAATTCATTTACAAAATAAAGAAGTAATTATATCTACTTGTAGCAATTTTGGATATATACCGATTTTTGGAGAAACATATTACGATGAATGGATAGACTTTAAAGCTATTAAAAATAGTAACTTCAATTGAAGACGAATCGTAGCTATTTACTATAACGTTTGCAGGTTGTACACGTTGCGGAGAGCCAAAAACCATAATTACTAACACAAAAACATCATTAAATTATGCCTAAAAAATCAAGTACAAACCCAATACCGCAATGCGTACAACCTGCTGTTACCAGTAGTTATTTATTTGACTGGAATACGATAAAAGACAAAATTATTGAACCTGAATATTTTATGGGAGTTGATACTTATGATAAAAAAAGAAATGCTTATTGCTTAACTAGACGTGTTGATGGAACTACCGAAGTATTATTATCAAAAGTAATTAAAGACGAAAACGACTTTGAAAAAGAAGTTGAAAATTTAGCAAAATATTTTAATGCAAAAGTTCTTCGTAGTTATTAAACGAATAATTATAAAAAAATATGATAGCAAAAAAAGTTACTAGATATTATTCAGATTGTGGAAGAGGTTTTTGGAGAAAACAACAGGCAATAACTCACGATGTAAATTGTAAATGTTGGAAAAATCCAATTCATAAAACTTGCTTAAGTTGTAAATTCAAAAACATAATCAATGATAGCAACGGAATGGAAGATGAACCACAATTTTTACAAACGTGGAAACAAAATAATTGTAAAAATCCTGAAATGGATATGGATAAAATGTTTATTCCTGCTCACGAAAATGCACCTGAAATTTGTATAAGATGCCCAAAATGGACTGCGAAATAGTTCTTATGAAAACTAAAAGCATAATTACTGGTAACGGAGGATGATAAGAGCAGTTTGCTACTACAGAAGCTGAATCGAAGGACTGAACGTCTGCAAATTGCTTTTATCATATGTTACCATCATACCACGTATTATTAACAAATAAAAGAATAAAAAATGAAAGCAATTATCAAAGTTGAAAAAGAAGTAGAAATTAGAAAAGTAAAATTACAAGTAGCCGTAAGATATGATGATGAAGATATTCCTTATAATTTTCCATTAAGAAATGGAAATATGTGGAATGCTACAATCGATATTGATGGAGGAAGAGTTCTTGACTGGCCTAAAGGGAAAAAAGGAAATCTTGAAATGAAAATATGTGATGAAGGATCTTATTATTTGCTTGATGAAGATGATAATGTTGTTTTGTCATTAGAACAGGATTATGTACCAAATAAATTATTGCCTGGAGAATATGGAGATTACTTAAAACTTCATATTGATGAAAATGGATTAATTACAAACTGGTACTCAAAACCATCTATCGCAGATTTTATAGACGAAGATTAACCGCAATATTGGCGGTTGATGGTAACGTCCTGCAGATAGGCGAAGGCAATTGCCGATAAAAAATAATCTTTAAATTAATCATAAATAACAACAAAATGAAAACAAAATTTAAATTCAAGAACCAATTAATTGCTTGCGCTTATGTGCTGTTAGTAGCTGTTTTTCTTGTCGGATGCGAAAAAGAACCTGCCACTAAAGCCAATGAGTATTTATCAGACAAACCCGTTTACGAAATAGTTACGGGGGTAAAATATAGAATAGTAGTTATTGATTCCTGCGAATATTTATTCGGAACAGATGGAGGTGCTTATAACGGTGGTTATTTTTTATCTCATAAAGGTAATTGTAAGTTCTGTTTAGCACGTCACGCAAAATAGCTACTAACGTTCTGCAACTTGTGGTAGTTTGGGGTAAATAAATCCTAAAGTACCGATTCAAAACAGATTTTACAAATACAAGACTAAAAATAAATTAATAACTAATGCCCGAATTACCACAAATTGCTGTTATAGCTTGTGGTGGGTAACTAAAACAAAACGTTTTATGAAAAACTTAAAAGTAGTAAAAGTAGATTCAGATTCAGTTGAATTTGATAACGGAGTAAAATTATACTCAAATCACGACCAAGATTGTTGTGAAAATCATTATTTATCAATGAGCGATTTAACTATTGCTGATTTTGATGGATTGGAATTTGACTTATCAAATGATGATTTCTTTGAAAGAATTGAAGATTATGGAATTGCGTTAAAGCCGATAAAAGGGCATCCTGTGAGAATACCTGGTTATGGTTCTAACAATGGATATTATTCATCAAACCTAGATTTAATAATTACAAACCCTGATGGAAGAACAACTTATAAAGAGTACAATATTTCCGAATGCCAAGACTGGAACGACTAATGAAAACGAAATCGAGCCATAAGCTATAACTACTTTATACTCGTTACTAACTATATTAAACCCTTGTAAATAATGGAACAAAACCTTGACAACAGTTATTTTATAACTTATTCAAATTACTTTGAATTAGAGGGTAAAACTTTTTCGTTTAGGAAAAATTATTGTATTTTTGATTAAACGTTACAGCATCTCAATTAAAGTAACAAAAAAAATATAACGGCCAATTATACAAAGAACGAGTTGAGATGCGTTTAGAGTATGGTTGGCATTTTTATTTAATATGGAAATTTGGAAAGAAGTAAAAGGATATGAAAATTATTTTTATGTAAGTAATTTTGGAAATATAAAAAGAAAGAAAAGAAATTCTTCAAACGGGAAGAATTTAAATGAAAAAATCTATTCTCCATATAAAGACAAAGATGGGTATCTTGTTTTTAGACCTATAATAAATAAACGACAAATAGTTTTAAAGATTCATAGATTAGTCGCAATTACATTTATTTCTAATCCAGATAAAAAAAAATGCGTAAATCATATTGACGGGAATAAAACAAATAATTTATTAAAAAACTTAGAATGGTGTACTAATAAAGAAAACACTAATCACGCTTGGTCTATTGGGTTAAATAAAAAACATCGTTCAAAAAAAGTAATAAACAAAATAACTAATGAAGTTTTTGATTCGATAATAGATGCCTCAAAATCTATAAATAGAAGTGCTTTTTACTTGTCTAAAAGGCTTCTTGGAAAAACAGTAAACAATACTGATATGATTTATTTAAAATCCAAATTAAATTAGACCATGTATTTAATTTATAATTTTTCCCTACCTTTGTAAAGATAGGTTTTATTTTTTTTAGTTAGTAGTTACGAAAAATCCACTCTGTATGAGTGGATTTTTTTTTATTACTATTGACCTGTAAACCTTAATCCATGCCAATGCGTAATTTTTTATTTAAAACTTTTTAATTCTACTGGAGCAATTGATTTACCATCGTTTACAATCAAACCTACTGAATCATAGAATTTTTCGAATAATATTTTTAATGTTTTCATAATATATAGTTTTTCAATTATATATTCAATTACCGTGCCAAACTAGATTTTATCCAAAATATCATCAACCTTTTTCGTATTATCAGTTCCTTTAACGCCTTTTTGATTGTTTATAATCATTCCGGTACCAAGTTTTAATACTGATTTCAGAATAATTCCGAACGTTGTTTTCCAGAATGGCTTTTTCATACTATTGATTTTAAGAATTTACCAAAATAAGTACCGATTAAATTAGCGCAATCTGTACCGTTAATTATTCTACGAGCGTTTATATAGTCAGTTTTCTCATTAAAATAATCACTTAACTTTTTACCAGTAAACCACCCGTTTAACATTCCTTCAAAGCAAATCCAAATAGCCGGCTCAACTTCTAACGCTAATTCTGGATTTAAAATAAAATTCCAGCCTTTGTTATTTTTTGCTGTAGCTTTTTTGTAATTGGCCAACCAAGTTAATTGAACATACCCACGGCCGTAATATTTGCCTTCATACGCTTTACCTTTTCCTTTTCCGTACTCTTCTATCGGTTGCATTGTTTTAGCTGTTTCGTGCCAAGCGGTTGCAAGTATGTAATCAAGAAACCTGCTATCTGTTAACTGCCTTTTTTCGTATTCATTAAACATAGCTTCGAAGCCCTGTACCTGCTGTTGAGATAATTTACCAAATTCTTTACGGATGTTGTTGTATGTTTCTTTTCTATTTATCATTTTCTTTTTTTATACGTTCTTTCCTAATGTACCATTGATTAGTAATCTGTAACACTAAAAGCGTAAAACTCAACATCGCCATTATGGATTTAAAAACAATGTCGGCGTTCACATATTCACTAATAAAATAGAACACTGTTGAAAACCATGTTCCAGTATTAAAGAATTTTGATAATATATGATTCATAGGTTATTTAGGTTCTAATTTGTAGAAAGCTACGGCAATTAATATAAAAATACCGATGTTTAAATAGTTTAATAATTCAGAATCTAAAGATATAAAGAATTTTAATACAACAAACAAAAGTATAGACAAAGACAATGAAGTGCCTATAAAGCGAACATGTTTATCTTTATGCTCGTAAAACAATAATGCTAATATTGCATAATTAGAAACAAAAAACGCCCCATTCCAAAAGGGCGTATCTTTTCCAAACGCCATATACACAGCGGTAAACATAAGTAAAGCGTATATTGGTATATTTTCTATTTTCATCCTTTTGGACCAGTTTTTGGTATTGGGTCTCCGAATGCCTGCGTTTTATTCGCATCCTTCTGCGTGAAGAAATTCTTAAGCAAATAAGCACAGCCACCTCCAATAGCAGACAAAGCAATTAAACGCCAATTAAAGAATAATTCTCCACGTTCGGCACTATCGGATATAATAGCGATTACAGGTGTTAAGATTGCAATTAAAAGCCCTCTTAAAAAATCCCGCCATCCTAATGATAAAAAATTTGATTGTTTCATTTTTATATTTGTTTTAAATTATTAATGTGCTGTCCAGTTCGTACCGTTATAAAATACTGGAACTCTTATTGCTCCACCGCCAACTACTGTAGCATTATAAGTCGGTGCTGTTGCATCGGTAACGTATGCCATATCTCCAACCGCCCCAGTTGGTAATGTTCCGACAGTATAGGCTTTTAGTTTTAAAACATTAGCAAGTGTTACGGTGTTTGTCACAACGTCCCCAGTTTTATTAACGGTAAATGTGTTTGATCCATTATTTTGACCTACATACGCAAAACCTGATCCACTAACCCCTATGTTAGACAATACACCCGCACCTGTTGACGATGTCGTTGTTGCTTGTATTGCTGAACTTGTAGTTGCTGTCTGTCCTAAAATAGCAGAATATGATGCCGATGCAATAGCATTTACGGCAACACCTGTACTTTCTGAGAATGTCTTAACGCCTGATATTGATTGATTACCAGTTGTCTTAACGTAACCAGCATCAGCCGTTGCAATAGCACCCGTAACAAAAGCCGTTGTCGCTATACTAGTATCATTATCTCCTGCCGTTGGTGTTGGCGATGTTGGGTTTCCTGTAAATACTGGACTTGCTAAATCTGCTTTTAAAACTATAGCAGTGTCAAACTCGCCTTTACGCATGAAATGATTTGTAGATGAAGCTGCCACCGAGCCTGATGCGTTGCCTACTACATTTAATTTATCCGAGTTAGGCGCACCGCCAAATCCGATGTTACCCGTATTTCTAGCGATTTCAAAACCATCTACTACTACACCAGAATTTTTACTTTTTATTAAAAAATTACCAGTAGTATTACTTTCAAAAACACCCCACCCAAAACTACCTACATAATCCCCTATTTGTAAAACGGGAACTGTATTACTTGGTGACGATATTCTTAATTGTGAGGTTATTTTAACTAAACCAGAAAAATTACTAATTCCTGTGTTGACTAAAGCGTCAACGGTATTCCATTGGGCAGGTACTGCTCCAATCATCACTGCGCCAAAGTGATTGTTTTTACCCGTTGCGTGAATGTCCCAATTAGTAATTGAGCCTTTTGTTTGAGCATCGATGTGTAAGCCGTAAAGATTATCTACCGTGCCGGATGCCCCACCTAAATCTCTGGCAAAAAACCCTTTAGCTACCGTAATATGCCCTGTGCCCGTTATCCTATTTTGTGACAAATATCCAGTCAATCCGTAAATAGCAGAATTAGGACCAGACATAGCCGATGATGACGAGTAATTTAGTCTTGATTGATACCCATTAAAATGGTCATTTGGCAAAGACCCCGCCATTTCGGTCGAAGCATCAAAAGTGCCATATCCCTCATTTGGGGAAACCGTGTTGATTAATGAGTAATCATCGAATGTATGCCTGTTTATAACTGTAAGTAGTTTAGATACACTTAATCCCACTCCATAAGTAGTATTTTGTGTTCCTGTTTTATATCCGTTAGATCCGTCTTTGAATATTTCTGAGTTACCGATAGAGTTAGACCCTGTGAATACTGGTAAAAATGTAGCTGTGCCTAATATTCTAGCGTCTAAGCTATTCAAAGCATTCGTGGTTGTGAGTCCTGAAACTACACTTTTATTAACAACTCCATCTGTAGTGGTGGTTACTGGCACATCATAATAAGAGCTATGATTAGACCCGTAGTAAACAGAAAAAGTAACGTTTGAACCAGCTGTCCCAACTTTAGTTGCGGATACGTGATAACGCACCCTTTCGCCTGTATTTAGTGTTAATTGCTCGGTTAAAGTTCCAGAAACTGTAATATTTGTAATTGCAGATGCTGACAAATCCAAAATACTACTGTCTAATATAGCTATTACCGCAACTCCTAAATCTCCAACTGGTGCGCCTGTGATTCCTGACGAAATCGGAACACCTAAATTATTAGTTTTATAGACTTCAACTGTATACCTTTCTTGCGCTATATCGCTATCAACCATTACAGACAATTGACCTGAGTATATCCCGGGTGCTGAAATTGTATTAGCAGGTTGCGCAATACTTATTATATCTTTTGCAAAATATTGTTTTTGATCGTCTCCGTTTACTAAATTCGTAGGCGATGCGCTGGGAGTTGACCCCTTACCTGTTGCACTTGATGCAAAATATACAACGCTGTTAACCGTGGTGTTATCGCCTGTGAAATAAATCCTGTTTGTTTGCCCTGCGGTTGTTTGGCCTATTTGTCCTAAACGAGTGTCAATACCTACTAAATGCGCTCCTAGTGTAGATGTTGTTACTGAATAATTTATTGGGTGTGGCGGTTGGTTGATAGGCAGATTTTCAGGAGTCATTTTATTTAAAACACCATCAGATTCCAAGACACCGACTTCTAAAGCAGTTGCGCTAGTTGTATTCGTTTTAACTTTTAATGTGTTGGTTGTTGTATTCCCAAACGTTGGATTTTGTAATGTTTGCCCGTACATTGAAACGGTACATAATAGTAAAAAAAGTATTTTTTTCATTGTTTATATAAATTGAATTATTGAATCTGCTATAGGTGTAAAAGTAAATGTTACGGTTGTCCCTGAAAAACTCCAATCTCCTTTTCTTAATAAAACTGAATCTAAAAAACCGCCAGTAGGTTTTGTTGTAACGCCAATATCTATAAAATCATCTATTCCATTAGCCGTGAATTCTAGCCCATCATGCATTCCTGAATTTGTATTTAAATAATTCAATGCATCTGTTACAGAAACACCAGGCACATCAGAATTATTTTCAACATTGTCCGAATTTGTCGAAGGAACTTCGGAATAATCTAACCATTCTATACCGTTATATTGCCATAATTTAACAGGGCTGTCATCCGATATATCCAACTGCATATAAAAATCAGCGTAGTTATATGTTGCTGGAGGCGTTGTGTTCGGGTTATTATGTCCAGTATGCAATTGAACGCCTTTATTCACTAAATCATCAAAGTTTTGTTTTAGTGAATTTATCGCCTCAACAACGCTATTTTTTTGATCGGTGGCCAACGTGTCTAGATATCCGATGTTATTATTAACAAAGTCCAACATCACATTTAAAACAGCATTTAATACAGGACCTGTAATCTCATTGTTACCATTAGATACAATGTAATCATTTATCGCTTCTAAAGCCTCTGCATATGTGGGTGTAGCCATTACTAATAATTATTAAAATCGTTATTAAAATCATCATTAAAATCTCCATGAGGTGTGAACACAACGTTTTCAAAAAGATTATCAAAATCACTTGCGCCACCTTCATAAATAAACGGTAATTCATCTTCTAATGCTTCGGATAAAGATTGAAGTTTTATTATTGCGCCACCATTTGCGTTTTGAGGATCGTAAGTGTAATTTGCTGTTGTCATTCCAAACTCAAACCCATAAATCTCTACTGTACCATCATATAATTGTAGAGCGACAAAATAATCTCCATAATCTAATTGTTTCAAAGTGCATTTTACGGTTTGATTTACACCTAAAACATTTATAGTAACTGAATGTAAATATTGAGGGATTCTGTTAACAACACTCTTTTCTACAACTCCAAAAATAGTTGATCCGTTTTCTGTCATTGAAAATCTGAAACCTGATAAGTCTGGTTTTAAATTAAATAACACTTTGTAACGGCACTCATAAACATCTTCAATAGAAACCGTACTGGTTAAAATTTGTTTGTTTAAAACATCTTCACGATTAATCAAAACGGCTTGTTGGTAATAGTTTTTTATAACATTACCACAAGATAAATCTAAGCCGTTTCTTAATTTTTCGCAACTCATTATTTATTTACATTTGAAGATCTGAAACCGTAACCTT